CTGAGCTATTACAACCACAGCTTTTCAATTGATAATTGATGATTACCATTAATAAAATGACCGATAAATAATCGTTATCAGAAAACTAGCCAAACAACTTATAATTATTCTAAACTGCATCAATTCTGTGATAATTTTGCAACAACTCATGTATAACATTTGCTTTTTATGTGTGTTGTTTTTACCACAACACCAATTAAATCAATACTTCTGTAAGGTTTAGCAAAAGAAATATCCATAATAAATCTAAGGTTTAGACCAAGAAATTGACAATGGTTGGTTGTTATCACCCTTTATTGATAAAGTTTCAGCTGCTTTACCATAAACTTTTGAACTAATTTTACTGGCACTCCATTGATTATGAGCTGTAATAATTTTATAAAGGTTCACCATTGATTGTGCAGCTTTAGGATCTAAATCACCTGATTCAATCTTTAGTTCTAATTCTTTTCTTTTATCTTCCAATTGGCTAAGTTTAAGATCAATGGCTAATTCTTTTGATTTTTGGTATCTCATCATTAAATCATTATCAGTTATTAAATACTTTCTAAAACTAGACCAAGTAAAGTCTATATCTTCTCTGTTAAATACTTCTCTAATAGTTAAGCCATCACTGAATGCTTCTAATATTTGATCTATTTTTTTAGGTGTTAATTTTTTAGGTCGTCCAGCCATAATATTTTATTTATTTAACGACCTGGCAAGGCAAGAAAGAAAGGAAAGAAAAGCACTCACCAGGTCTAGTTAATTAACTTATTTTAGACTAACGCAAGGGAGCTAGTAGTCTAATAATTTACTAACACAATATGTAGTAGATTACAAATCAAAAGGTCTTTTTGGCTTATAAAATGTTCGCTTGTCAAGGGTTATTGGATTATATTTAAGTTTCTTTTCAAATAATAATTTGTCTATTATTTTCATAATAGTGAAGCTGCCAAACTTGGCATTGTTTACAATCCAACGGACTTGAGAATCTGACACCATTCCAGACTCATAATCTCTCATTAACTGATAAACTATTTCAATCTTCTCAGGGGGGGTGTAAGTGTTATTATAACTCTTTTGTAAAGGTTCATTATTATAAAGATATTCTTCCTCATTCATTTCTTAAAACCTTTAAACTTTTTCTTATTATTATTGTTATTATTACTATTGTTATTACTCTCTAAATGGTACCCATTTTTTGGGTAGTCTGATTGCTTAAATTTTGACACCCTGCCTACCCTAATTTTGGGTAGTCTTAGGGTATATCTATTGGCACTTGATAACCTGTGAATAATTAAGTAACCATTATCAACCAGCTCTTTTTTAGCTTTTTGTAAGGTATTTACAGAAACACCAAGTTTCTTGCATAAATTAGAGTTTCTCAAATTCCTATAATTAGCAGATAATGACTTTATATAGCAAAATAAGACTTTAGCTTCATTCCCTATCTTATCATCATATATTATTGAATTTGGGATCATAGCGAACCCTTTTTTAACTTTTTCCATCTTCTTTTATTCCTTCCTTGCTAGACCTCTTTATATGTCAAATTTTGGGTAATCAATAAGAACATTTAGCGAACATATATTTTTATTCCCTTCTAGCTTTTAACACTTGCAATATAGAACAAATGTTATATAAAAATAGTATGTTTAACAAATCAACAAAGGAAAGAAACATGAGAAAACTATCAGAAGCAGCTCAAGTAAATAAATTATTAAAAAAGAAAGCAAAGGAACTAGGTCTTACAGTTACTGGATCTAGTAAAAATTATAGTATGGGAGATCATGTTAAAATTAATGTTTTAAAAGGTTCTGACAATGCTTTTAATAAATTAAAAGAATATTCTTATCAATTTGAATATGGTTCTTTTGATGGAATGAATGATATTTATAATAATGATAATGTTAGAAATGATATTCCACAGACTAAATATTTATTTATTGATGATAGTAGAGCAAGTGAAATATTAAAATATTATGATGAGAATATTTGGAAAACAGAGAAAAAGTGGATGTGGTTTGACAATGAATTAAGATCATATGAATGGATTAAACAAATTAAAGATGAATTTAAAAATGATTGGCAAAAAGGTTTAATGGATATTATGGAGGGTAAAGTACAAAAATACAAAATATTAGCAGTTTAAAGACCGAAACACCCTCACAAGGGGTGTCTTAGGGTTAATCCCTAACTGATGAGGTCAGAAACTAAAAGAAAGGAAAATAAAATGGGATATACTAACTATTGGGATCAATTAAAACCCTTTAATAATAAAGAATGGAATATTATTAAAAAAGAATATGAATATATTAAAGATAATTTTTCAGATGATGAGGGTATAATAGAGGATCAAACGGAAAAATCTGATGAAATTATTTTTAATGGTAAATCTAAAAATAATCTTGACCATGAAACTTTTGTTTTAACTAAAAATTTTAGAGAACCTTTTTACAATGATGACAATGTAAAATTTAATTTTTGTAAAACTGCTAGAAAACCTTATGATCTTGCAGTTTGGCATTTATTAACATTTATAAAAATGATTGCTCCAAAATCTATAAGAATAAATAGAGATGGTTGGAATTATTGGAGAGAAGATAAAAATGAAAGCTAAAGACTACAAATCAATAACCAATATCCTAGAATCGCAAAATAAAGGTAAGAAGTTTTACGACTTTATGGACATGGAAGATGTTAAATATAGAATAAAGGAAGATATAGTTCCTTTACCTAAACAATACTTTAATAATATAGTTAAACTAATAAAGGAGGAGTAATGAAGGATAAATATTTTAAATGCGTTTACCAATTAAAAGAAAAGATACAAGATAAAAGATGGTTATTTGGTAAAGTTTATCATCAAGGAACTTTTAGAGGTTTTTTTAAATCTAAAAAAGATTGTATTGAATATGCTAAAAAATTAAATAATTGTAAAAAAGTTATTTCTGTTTTTAGTAATGATGACATTTTACAACTAGCTAAAGATTTAAAAGATAAATTGAAAAAAAAAGGTTATCTTGTAAATCGTCATTATGTTGTGAGATATAAAAGTGATAAAAGTAATAGGTCTAAAGCTGGTGTTGATATGATTTCTATTTATACAAGTAATCCAGAGAAAGCTTATAAAGAAAAGTTTATTAATGAACATAATATAGGGGATTTAAATTTTGCTACAAAAGATATTCCTTATGCTAAAATTCATTTAAATTAACAAAAGGAGGATAAATGACAGATAAAGTACAGAAAGCAATAAACAAATATGAAAATAAATTTAATAAATTTATGATTAATATTGAAGATCAAGTAAAAAATGAAAAAGCATTTGAAGGGTTAGAAGGAAACTTATTTTGTGGACTCTTAGTACAAATGAAAAACGATATTAATGCTTTTTTAAAATTAAATAAAAAGGGGAAATAATGATATTATTTGGTAAGGTTGTAATTAATAATAAGAAATGGAAGCAAGACCTGGAGATTAAGAGCTTATACTATAGAAAAGAAATAGTCTTGTCTGTTGTATCGTTTTTGATAGGTCTAGCAGTAGGAATAATTATATTTTAATGAAAGATAAAGAAAAACCTTTAACAAAAGAACAAATGGAACAATTAAAGATTAAGACATTTTCTAATTGTGTTTATGGTTCTATAGCTATTAAGGGTTGGACATATCATAAAATTAAAAACCATAAAAGAAAGGAACAAATAGAATGCTTGAAACAATTATCGCAGTAGAGATAGCTCTATGGATTTTTTATTATGCTACCAATTAAAAAGTTAGTTTGTAAAAGTTGTAATAAAAAATTTACCTTTCAAAATATAACTTCAATTCCAAAACATTGTTCTTATAGATGCCAAAGGGATTATAGAAACAAAAGAAAAAGAGAAAGAGCTGCATTAAAAGTTTTTAATGTTAAATTGAATTGCAAATTTTGTAATAAACAATTTCAAAAACCTAATATTATTAGAAATTTGTATTGTTCTAAATCTTGCTCTCATCAAATGGCTTTAAAAAGAGATAGAATAAGAAAGAAACATTTATTAAATACTAATCCTAAATTTAAAAAACATTACAATAATGTAAGAAAAGCATGGTTAAGTAAAAACAAAGATAAAATAAAGCTATATTCTAAAAAAGCTCAATCAAAAGAATCATATAAAATTAAAAGAAAGTTATATTTAAAAATATATGAAAGTAAACCTGAAAATAAACAAAGAAGATTATTATGGTCAAAAGAATGGCGTAAGAGAGATTATGTAAAAGCTAAAAAGAAAGCATATAAACTAAAAAATAAAGATCATATTAAAAAACAATCTAAAGAATACTCACAAAGACCTGAAATAAAAGAAAGAGCTAGAAATTTAATCAGAGAAAGATTAAAAAATGATCCTATTTTTATTTTAAAATCAAGATTAAGAACAAGATTTTACCAATATATTAAAAGAGGTTTAGCAAAGAAAAAAGTAAATACCTCAAAATTAATAGGGTGCGATTGGTTATATTTAAAAAACCATTTAGAAAAACAATTTAAACAAGGAATGAATTGGAAAAATTTTGGTAAATGGCACATTGACCATATAAAACCAATGGCACATTTTAATTTATTAAATATTAAAGACCAATATAAATGTTGTAATTATAAAAATTTACAACCTTTATGGGCAAATGAAAACCTAAGTAAAGGAGCTAGATATATTGGTTAAAACTAACATATATGGGGATTATAAAATCTGTGTTAAATGTGGAGATCCTGCGGATGTAATAGAATCAAATAAAGATTACTGTTGCAACTGCTGGTTTAAAAAAGTAAATGGTAAGAGCTTTAAAGAAGTGGATAAGCAGATAAAAGAAGAAGAAAGATTTATAAAAAAGAAATGAAATACTTAATAATATTTATATTGCTATCAAGCTGCTCTTTTAGTGATTACGATTTTAACCCCTCAACAACTATAATTAAACAACTAATAAAAGGAGCTAAGAATGATTGATTATTCTGTTCATAAAATATCTTATGAAGATACCAAACCTTTTATATTAAATATTCATTATGCTAAAAGAATGCCAAGTATTAGTTATTCATTTGGTTTATTTTATAAAAATGAACTTGTAGGAATAGTTTGTTATGGTTCTCCACCATCACAATCATTATGCAAAGGAATAGCTGGAGTTCATAACAGAAAAATAATTTTAGAATTAAATAGATTGGTTTTAAAATATAATAAAAAAAATGAAGCATCTTATTTAGTTGGTAATTCATTTAAATTATTACCAAAACCAACAATTTTAGTTTCTTATGCTGATACAAGTCAAAATCATCATGGTTATATATATCAAGCAACTAATTTTATATATACTGGATTATCAGATAAAAGAACTGAATGGAGAATGAAAAATACCAACAAACATAGTAAAACAATTTGCGAACAATACACTTTAGAAGAAAGAAAAAATAATCCTGATAAATTTTATTTAATAGATAGACCAAGAAAGCATAGATATATTTATATTATTGCTAATAAAAAAAATAAAAAAAAACTATTTAAAGAATTAAAATATCCTATTTCAAATTATCCAAAAGGAATTAATAAAAATTACAAAACAAATAATAATATTAACACACAATTTACACTATTATAACAAAGGATAAATATGATTAAAGTTAAGCTAGAAGCCAACGAAGTTGAACTTGCCTTAAATATTGCATCAAAAAGGTACATAGGCAACCTTAGAATGGGTAAAACCTTTTCTTATGGTCATTCAGGCGGTTTTAAAAGAACTATAAGTGATGGGATTTTAGGAGCTTTAGGAGAAGTGGCTTATGCAAAGGCTACTAATAGCTTTTATAATGGTTCTTATAGTGATGATAAACAATTCTATTCAGACTCAGACTTTCAAAACAATATAGAAATAAGAACTCAAGAAAAGAAATCATATAATTTTTTATTGATAAGACCTGGAGAAAAGAAAGGTAAATATATTTTAATTATTAAAGACAACAACGAAGATTTTAATTTTAGTATTATGGGTTCATTTATTTATAATAATGATTTACCACCAGAAAAACTTACACATTTAGGACATTTTGAAAGACCACCAGTATATAAAATAGAATTAAAAGAACTTAAACCTATGGAGGAAGATGTCAGACAAGATAAATTTTAAATTATTTAAACCTTTTGGTTCAACAGTTGCTAAAGCAGTTATGCCATTAGGATTAATGAAAGATTTTCAAGATGATTTAAAACAAATAAGACAAGATAAAGAGAAACAAAAGAACCATGATTGGTCTAAAAAGTTAGTTGGTCATGTAGATTCAGAGTATCTAATCTCACCAGAAATTATGCTTAAATGGAAACAAAAGTTTTTTGATCCAATTATTAATGCTTATGTCAAAAATCATATAGACCATAAAATTAAATCTATTTTAATTAATTCTGCTTGGTATGTAATATCAAAACCTGGAGATTATAACCCTTGCCATACCCATACTGAATATGTGCATGGTAATTATCATTTAAGTTGCGTTGGTTATTTACAAATACCTAAAATGATTTCAACAACTAACGCAAAAGAACATAACGATTTCTCAGGTCAAACTGAGTTTATAGAAGGATCAGAAAATATGTTTAATAATAATTCTTATAGAGTTATGCCAGAGGTTAGGGATTGGATATTATTTCCTAATTCTCTTTCTCATGTTGTTTATCCCTATAATACTGATGATGAAGATAAGGAAAGAATCTCATTTAGTTTTAATGCAACAATAATATTTGATAATGATAAACTCTCAAATTGAATTTAATTTGTATAATTTATTGACTATTTTTGTATTAATTAATAAAAGCAAACTATGAAAACAATAGGAAAAGAGTTTTTAAAGAAAGAAGAAGGAGGGATGTTTACAGCAGATCATCTTTCACCTTCACAATTAAATAAAAATATAGATCAATGGTTTTATGATTACTGCGTATTAACAGCAGCACAAAGAAAAAATATAAAACCTAATATGAAAATGATTTTTGGTGGTTTAGCTGGTCAAGCAATGCAAGATATAATTACTGAAAATTTAACATTAGAAGAAGTTATGAAAGGAAAAAAATAATGACAGACCAGGTAATGATGGAACTTGCAAAAATGCAATCCAAAATAAGAGCTTATGAACAAAATGAAAAGAAACATATAGAGCAATTACATTTAAGAGATGATGAAATATCAGAACTTAAAAAGAAGATAGATTTATTAGAACTTAAAGAAAATATGATAGCCAAAAATAAAAGTTATTTAGAAGCTAAAGTACAGAAAGATGTTGACCAAATAAAACAAAACCAAAAAATAAAGGAAGGAAAAAATGCCGACAAAAACACAGACGACAGAAGAAAAAAGTAAAGGTGGATTTAAGGAAAGAAGAAGGGAATGTTTAACAAGTGCAAACAAAATTCCAACAGTTGATATTAAAGGTAAGAAATATTCAACTGTTAATGAAAGACATAGACATCTTTTACAATATTTTCCAGAAGCTAGATTTAATGAAGAAATATTATTCCATGATAATGACAGAGTTGTTGTTAAAACCGAACTATATATTTCTGATACTATTTATGCTGTTGGTCATGCAGAAGAACATAGAAATGCTAACTTTATAAATAAAACAAGTGCTATGGAAAATTGTTCTAGTTCAGCTCTTGGAAGATGTATTGCAGCATTTGGATTATCAGGTTCAGAATATGCTAGTGCAGAAGAATTAGTTAATGCTTTGAATAATCAAGGCACAACTCAACAAGTTTCAATAAAGGATAAAATAAAAAAGCAGACTACAGAAACAAAACTAACTGCTTTGTATTCTAATTGGAAAAAAGAAAATGATTCATTAGAAGAATTATTTAATAAACAACAAGAAAGCATTAAAACCAATGGAGGACAAAATGCAAAACAATGGTAGTGGTAAGCAGAAGGATTGGGTTCTATTTCCTTATGATGCCAACAATGAAAAAGCCATCAGAATTGATTTCTCAGGAAATGTAAATTTAGATAATGGCAACAAAGGAACAATACTTGGTGTCAAAGGTCAATCAAAAGATGGCAACACTAAGTTTGTCAAAGTATATGCTCAAGTCGGAGTCTTATTTAAAGGTGATGACAAGTTTACTGGCGAAATGAATTACTCAGAAGCTGGTGGACATAAAGGTTTAATTGGTTGGTTAAACGATCAGGGAACTATACTCTCTGGTTATAAGAATGAACCTAGACCAAAACAAGATAGCCAGAAACAGAAACAACAAGAAGCTCCTTTTTAGTTAGTTCATTGAAAGTTGTTTTTTTAGTTTTGGCTTTACTTACAAGTGAGGGATATGTTTTACATAAAGTTAAATTTGAAACTACTCTCACTTGTGAGGAGATACATCAATCAGTAATTAAATTTAAAGAAATAGGAATAAGAACATATCCAATTTACAAAAACAAAGTAGCTTTTGCTCATTGGTGTGAGGATAACAAAGGAAATTATGTCAGATAATGTAAAATTTATAAGTGAGATAGAGAGATTATTAAAACAAAAACAAAATGATTATGGACACTTTGACCATACCTCTTATGTAATGGTAGGAATTATGGAGAAATATTTATCAATTCATAACAACCAAGATGTTAAAATACCCCTTAAATTCTTTGGTTTATTTATGATTTTTCTTAAATGTTGGAGAGTCATGCAATCAGAAAATTATAAAAAAGATAGCTTTGATGATATTTCTGGCTACTCAGAATTATTAAGGAGGTTAGTCATAGATGAAAACAAAACAAAGAGGTCTTAGACCCATGACACCCAAAATGCTTAAGCTATTGCAATTTATTGAAAATTATACTAAAAAATACAAATATAGTCCGACTTTTTCAGAAATGGCTAAAGAGATGGGTTATAAAAGTAAAAATTCAGTTAGTGTTCTAATTGAAAAGCTAGAACAGAGAAACGAAATTAAAAGAGAATACTCTGGGTATAGCAGAAACATAGTTTTAAATGGTTAAAGTTTTAAAGACATCAAGTTTAGAATTAGAAGCCGATTTTGAAGAAATTTTTGATGGTGCAACTATTGAAGAAGCTACACAAAAAGCACATAATCAAAAAATGCCTAGTGAGTTTGCGAAAGTAAATATCACCAACAACAAACTTATTAAGGCAAATGTAAAAATGGTTGGTGAGGAGAATGATGAGCTTAAGAAATAGCAATGTTAGATTGTACAATAAGCTAGATAAGGCACATAAAAAAGTTTATGCTGCTAAAGATAAGGGAAGGCAATGTGTACATACTCTGAAAGCATTCAAGGAATACAATCAATTATTCCGAAGAATTGTTGAAGCAGAGAACAAAGATGCTAGATTTTTATATACTTAATTAAGTATATATAAAAAGTTGCATTTGCACTTAAGGGATTCTATACTCTAAATTAAAGGAAGGAACACAATGAAACTATCAAATAAAGCAAAAAAGAACTTTGAGGAAGATAATCAATTTTATATTGATTTAGGTAAAAAAATAAAAGCAGCTAGAAAAAGTAAAGTTAATGAGTTTACAGGTAAAGAAACTGTTATAACTCAAAGTAGAGTTGCAGAAGCTCTTAAATCAACATTTCAACAAATAGGTAAGTATGAAAAAGGTGAGAACCGAATACCTATAATTAATCTAATTAAGATAAGTAAATTTTTAAAGAAACCATTAAGTTATTTCTTAGAAGAATATCAACAACCCAATGTAATAGCTAATGAGTTTAATGAAGCTATTGAAATGCAATTACAAAAGATGGAAGAAAGAAAATAATGTTTGTTCCAATAAATGAAAAGTTAAAAAAGATAGTTCCTAACTTAGATCAACATGAGGAATTTGAATATTATAAACAAATCTTACCAAAGATGATTGCCAATGGTCATGCAGCTCATCAATCAATACCAGGTTATGAAGATTGTAAGCCAGAGATAGAAGCATTTAGATGGTTTGATGGTATTAATATTCCTGTTCATGGCTATATAGATTTAAAAGGAGATAAACTTATTATTGAAGATAAATGTAAATTTCCTAGAAGGGGTATGGTTAAGAAAGATGGAACTAGGTCTTGGTTTCCTGGTAAACTACCAGAAGATAGACCTGAACCTTACAATCTTTTACAAGTAGATTTTTATTGGTCAGTATTTAAAGTGCCAGTTTATCTTTGTTATATAAATGAAAAGTCTTACAAAGTATTTAGTGCTGATAATTGTGATGAATTAAAACCTGAGAACATTGAAAAAAGAATACCTAAAATAATACAGAGATGTAAAATAAGACAAAACCTAATGCAACTAAGTTCAGATACAAAAGTTGTTAAAGATTATATTCAACCACAATTTGACCATTACTTTTGGAAGAATGATTTAGAAGAAAATTATCTTTCAGATGCTATGAAATTTTGGGGATATTAAAAAATACCTAAAAAGCCAAAAAGTATTAATAGTGTCGCACCTAAAATAAACTACCCTAAAACTCCAATCGTCTATTCTTCAATAAAAGTTTTTTTTCTAAAAATTTTGTAAAACTCAATATGATATAATGTCTGTATAAAAGTTTTTATGAGAAATTTTTATTAGTGATTAAAAAATCACTTAGCTATTAAACATTGTGAATAGAGTTAAGTTAGTTCTTGGAAAAGGAGTTATGTCTTATGATAACACCACCACAAGACTCACTAAACATTTTACCTTATAACTTAAGAATGAGTGTTAAGTATGATGAGGTAAATGAGTATTGGGAAAAACAAAACATTCCTTATGTAACCAAAGTTGAAGCAGAAAAAGCTGTCAAAAAACTTATGGTTAAATTTGGAAAGCCAAGATTTGCACCTCCTAGTATTAAATATAATATGACAAGGTACAGATCAGTTAAGAATGTTTGGTATAAAACTTATGTTTGTTTATCTGGTAATCCAAAAAGTCCTATTAAAGGATGGAGAGATATTGTTCATGTAATATCTCATAAGGTTTATAGATATAGACATGGTTTTGCAAGGAACAATCAAAATGGTTTTAAACCACATTCTATACAACAAGCTGAACTAGAACTTGAAATGGCAAAATATGTTGTCAATCAAGGTTGGTTAAATGGTGTCCTAAAGCCTAAAGTCGTTATCTTGTCCAAAGATGAAAAACGACTAAAGAAATTAGAACACTACCAAAAACTAATAAGTAAATGGCAAACTAAATTAAAGTTAGCCAATACCTTTATACGAAAATATAATAAAAAGGTCAAATACTTAAATAAACACTAAAGAACACTAACTCTATTCACTACCAATCAAATTTAGACTCATTTTCAAAAGTCTTATCTTCGTCTGCTTTCTTCATACATAAATAATGAGCTTTACCTTTAGGATAAAAAGCTACAAAACTTTCTTGATTCGTCATCTCTTTATGACAATACTTACACTTACCAATATCAACTATAATTACTTTAGGTTTAACCCAAGTTTTTTTATTAGGTTTTGGCATAGTTAGGTCTTTTGCCTTTCCTAGACCTTCTCTCTGCTGTTTTCTTTCTTGAAACTGCTGCTCTCCTTTGACTAGCTGTCATGGATCTAGCTTTAGATGATTTTACACATTTAGGATAATTCTTTCTTTTCTCACCCTTTGATCTTCCACATGGAGGAAAGCCACCACCTTTTTTAGGGTTAGCAATGTCCACCCAATTTTCTGATGTCCATTTTCTTAAACTCATCTTTTCTTTTTTTTCTTTTTCTTAGGTTTTATTCTACCTGAACATACACCTGAAGCATACATATTGGCATAAGCACTAGGATAAACTTTAAACTTTCGTCTAGCTGCTGCTTTACCTTTTGCACATAATTTTGCCATTATTCAAACTCCTTTAATATTTTTAGTTTTTCTTCTGCATTAGCTATTTTATCTATTAATTTATCCACTTCGTCAATATGTTGTGGATGTTCTCCTATACCCACACTATTATTTAGATATATATTTAAAGTTGCATCTGACTCAGCAATAATAGCTTCATATCTTTTTTCTAAAGCATTTAATATAGTTTTTTTCATTTTATTTAACCCTCCAACATTCCCAGCTAACAAGTAGCTACTCCTAATAAACTAATATTTTTTTTTCTTAGTTTTTTTCTTTTTTTTCTTCTTGTCTTTTTTCTTCTTCATGTACATGGTTATCTCCTATTTTTATTGTTTTTATTTCTTCCCATATACCAATCGCCAGGTTCATAATTCCATCTTTTACCATGATGTCCTCTTATATCAGCATACAGCATTCTAGCTTTCACTATGAATTTTAAAAACTTTCTTACCATTTCTTACAAGACCAATACCTTGCAGAAAATACATCTTTAGCAGTAGCACATTTATGCCTAGCTCTAAAGCTCTTTCGTCTAGCAGGGTTAGACTTTTTAATAGTCATATTGGCATCACCATATCTAATAATCTTTTCTCTACCGCCTTTACAAGCTTTAACAACAAACTTTTTACCACCCTGAACTTGTCGTTTAGGACTATTACATTTCATTTTTGCTTTGTTTATTGCCATATTAATCTATTTTATCAACTCCATTAAAGTATTTATAGTCAAATTCTAAAACTCTGCAATCATGTTTTTTACGCATAGACTTTTGTTTATCTTTAAATTCTGTGGCTTTCTTTTCGGTTTCAAATATGGTGTTAGTAAACATTCTATATTTATCATCTTGTTTCCAAACTACACAATAAATCATGCTTTTGTTTTAGGTTTTGGTTTAGGAACTATTATTTCTTGGCAGCCAAACTTAGAATATATTTGATATTGATTCGTTTCTTCTCTACCTACCTCTTTGGTCTTTTCTATAGATTTTTGGTAGCCATCTAACAGGCAATCATAATAAGTATCGTAACCTTTAGGAAAAGTATGAGGGTCTAGGCAAGTGTTTGCTATGGTACTGCACATCACTATTGTTAGCATTATTTTCATTTATCATCCTTTATCTCCTCCAACTTTTTGATCTTATCGTTAGCATCTTCAAGGTCTTTGGTTAAATGTTCTAATTTTTGCAAACATCTTTTGTTTGCTGAATCTTTAGATTTACCAGCATCCTGTAATTCTGCAACTTCTTGTTTCAGAATACGAACTTGGTCTTTATATTCATTTATTAAATCTATACTATCAGACATTATTTTTTTTTAAAAGTAGAAACACCTTTAATACCTAGAATTGTAGAAAATGCACCGACTACAAGAGCTTGATAAAACATTGGAAGATTTGCAAACTTATCAAAAAATATATCTATCTTTGCTTGTATATCTGGATCATCACTAAACACAGACCAAGCTAATAAAAGCAGAGGAATTGAAATTAACACTAAACAAAATTCGTCTTTCCAATCATTTCTATGTGAATCAATAACAGCTTTTTTAAATTCTACTTCACCATTTGCCATGCGTTCAGCCAATTTTAATTCAGCTACTGATTCTAATTCTTTTGTCTTTCTTCTATTGGAAGCAATAGACATACCAGTTTTAATCATACCTGGAACTAATTTAGATGCTATACTTAACCACATTATGACTTTGCACTCCTCATTTTTCCAGCCAACTTACCTGCTCTAGCTGGTGTTTGTTTAGCCCAAAGTGAGTCTAGCATTTGGAATGATGCTTCACCATAGTCCTCACTATCAAGAGCTTTCCACATATTCTTAAACTTAGAAACACCACCTTCTCCTATCTGATAGACCATATTAACAATTACTTCTTTAGCAATATAATTAATATTTCTTTCTCCTATTAATCTTTCAGCAGCTTGTAGTGTTCTATTAAAGTCTTGTTCAAATACTCTTTCACCTTCTTCTTTAGTATATTCTATATCACTTTCGTAATCATCATCAGGTGTTATCTTGTGTCCATAAAAGATAGTATCAAATCCTTCTGAACATTTATAAATCTTTGGAACATAACCCTCACAAAGTTTTATTTCTTCCTTTAATTCTTCGTACATTTTTTTTCTCCAGGTTTGTTGTAAATCTTATTCTCCATCTCCAAACAAGACCATATAGTTTTCTGCATAAACATTCTAGTTTTATTAACAAATATTCCATAACTATACCTCATAAAATCCTTAATGTTTACACCCTTCACAAGTGCATAAATCGTTATCATACCAATGTGTATGAAATTCTTCTTTACAATGGCAGTTGCAATGACAATCTTTACATTTTTTTTTTCTTTTCTTTTTTGGTGGAAAAAATACTTTATCTAATTTTTCTGACCATTCATCAAAGAAACCTAAAATTTTATATATATATTTATCCATTATTCTAATATTAATTTTTTAATTGATTTACTACCATCTATATTATCTTCTAATTCTGCTTTTGATTTAATACATTGATAAGAAACATTATTATCTATTGATCTTGAAGCTACTCTTTTACCTTTTAAACAATCACTCATAGAAACTTGTATTCTATGTTCTTTAATTTCATTATTTACTATCATTAGTAAAGCCACAACTGTTTCAATCATAATACTTTACCTTTGTTTTGTCCTTGTTTAATGACATACTTTTGTGTACCATGTTTGCCAGTTTCTACTTCTTTTTTTAAATTTTTTATAAAGTTCATTTGTTTAGCTTTCTTTTCCATATCACTAATGTACTCAACTATTTTTCTAGTAACTCTTTCCATTTGCTCTAACCTTATCTTTTAAATCTTCAATATCACTTAATGCTTTTTCTAATTGATCTCTTAAAAATTCTATATTAACTTTATTAGTCATATTCATCTCTTGAGTTTCTTCCATTTTTTCTACAGATTTATATAAATCTTCTAATAAAAAATGTTGCTCTTGATCTACAGGTACTTGTTCAGATTTTTTAAGCAAATCATTTTCAAACAATTCTCTTGAAGTTTCTAACGATACTAACCTTGAAGTTAGTTCTGTATATGCAAATACACCCATAGCTACTAGAATAATTAAACTAGCAACTGTTTTCATTGGCATTTGCACAGCAGCCGATTCTGATATGTTAAGTGGTTTATTTTTCATAATCTACCATCATTAATTTTATACCTAATTTTTTTTGTTCTTTTGTAGGACTTCTGCATATTCTATAAGAACCTTTAGGTTTATTTTTAAGACTTTTACCTTTTTTATGTTTTCTAAAGGTATTTGTTTTTATGTCTATTAATTGTATTTTACCATTTCTATCTACGATTACAATGTCAAATGGACAAGCAGGATCTACTGCTTTTGCTACAAAATAACCTTGCCTAGTTAGATTAGCAATAGATTCATATTCGCCTACAGTACCTTTAATTGATGTTTTCTTTTGTCTGTCAGAGATTATTTTTTTATCTGATGGCAAGATATTATTTTATAAAGTAATTATATCCGCTTGTAACAACTGCTGATATGGCAAGTAATATCCATATAGCACCCTTTCCCTTGTTAATGTCTGCTCTTAAAGATTTAGTTTCATCTTTGAGTTCTTTCACCTCTTTAACTAAAAAATCTATCTTTACTTCTGTTGCAGATTTTCTTGGCATAATATTATCCTTGAGTATAATCCATAAAAATCATTCCATTTAATTTGCCTAAAATATATGCAGCTTCGGCAGAACTTTTCTTTAAGGTTTTTAATTTTACTAAATCTTTTAAAGATTCAGGATTTAAAATAGCATTCTTAAGTATAGCATTGGATGATCTAGTGTATATTCTTTTACCTGCTGTTAACAATCTACCAGTAGGAGTAAATTGTCCTACTCTTGCTCTAATTATATCTGTAAAGAAATTACCATAAACACCTTCTCTTTGTAAAGAAGCAGGAGCTGATCTTGCTGTAATTTGTAAAGCATCATTTAAAGTTTTTATATTACCCATAAATTCTTTACCAAATATTTCTTTCATAGCAAATTGGTAACCTTTTTCACCACCTGAACCATAAACATATTGTTTAAATCTTTCAGGACTTATAATATCCATTCCCAAAGAACCATTTTTTACAGTAACTCTTTCATTTAAGTCTTTCATTACATTAGTTTGAAATGCTTGAAATATATCAGGATCTTTAGATAAGATATTTTTTAACTGTCTAATTTCACCAATATTATTTGGTTTATAAATTTTATTAACTAACTCACCTGGAGTAGAACTTTCTAGTTTACCTTCAAATGATTTACTTAATTGTTTTATTAAATCTGATCTTGTTTTTTCTATGTTATTTACAGTTTCTTGAAGTCCTCCAATTTTAGTAATTTTATTATATTCCTTAGGTGTAAAAAATACTTTTAATTTATCTTCATAGTTTTTTAAAAAATTTCTATGTTTAATTAAATTAGCTTTACCAAGATTATCAATTACTTCTTGTTTGTAAAAATCATTTATAGAATTTTTATAAGCTAACATAGCATCTGGATAATCTTTAATTACATCATATAAATCATCTGCAACTTTTTTGCTATTATTTCCTGTTTTAAAAGTAGTTTTAAATATAGCTTCATCACCATAAACTAATTGTTTATTTCTAATTTTCATAATATCAGCTATAATAGTATTATCTAATTTTGCTTTACCTTTAGCATAAACATCATTAAAAATATCAAAAGCATTTACAAATGAATCTGGTGCATCTCTACGAACTTGTTTATTAATTTCACCAACCATAAATTTTAAAGCACCAACATCTATATCTTCAGTAGTTAATCCTTTTTCACCTTTTCTGATTTGTCTATTTAAATAAGACATAGCATTTCTTAAAGTTGTAACTGGAACATCTACTTCCCCTTTTAATATTTTTTTATTTTTAACACTTTTTGCTAAACTAGATTCAGCAGAATTAAAAATATTATCTTTTCCTTGTTTTTCTAAAGTTTTTAAAGCACCACTAATAATATCTGTTTTTATTTGTATTCCACCAGATGCTTGATTTAATTTTTGTAAAGCAAAATCTGATTGTTTTTTAAATATTTCTCTAGTGCTAGTTATTGCATCTCTAACATTTACACCTGTAGCAACCTTAGTTCCATTAGGTAATTCATTAATAGTTTGATTTAATAAATTTTCTGTTGTTTCTTGTTGTTTAATTAATGATTTAATTTGAGGTTCATTTCTTTTTGTAATAACTCCTTTTATTAAATTTCCTAAATCATATTGATTTTGATTTTTATATAATCCTTTAGGATCAAATTCTGACCTTAATAAAGTAAAATAATCATTAAGTGCATTCATTTCAGCAGTATTAGCTCTTTTAAAATCTCCCACATAACCTAGTCTGTTAGATTTTTCAAAGACTTCTTGTGCAGCCATTAAATCTGGATCATCTAATGCTTGAGATGTTTTAAACCTTAATTTTGTATTTAATTTTGCTTCTTCTAATTTAGAATTAATTGCTTTTGAAATATCTTCAGCATCTGTTTTACTATTAACTAAATCAACAAAATCATCACTTTGTATTCTACCTTTAACAATATTATTTACTCCTTTAATAATTTTTGCAGCACCTAATCCACCATATCCAAAAGCTAATGACACTCCAGCAGTTTTTGCAGCTTCGTTAAATAATTGACCATCAGTTATTTCAGAACCATCTTGATTTTTTTTATTAATATCGTAAGCTACTTGACCTATTTTTAATCTTGCATATTCTCCAACACCTGCTGCAACAGCACCTGCTGGAATAGCACCTGTACCTAAAACTGGAGCTGTTAAAACTGTAACAGCTAAATCAGGAATAATAACCATAGCATCACCAGCCATATCTCCAAAATCACCTATATCAACACCTGGTTTATCTACTAAAGAATATTGTTTTTTTTTTGGATTATAATATTCAAGTTGACCTGTATTAGCACCAATACGAACATCTATATCTTGACCATATAATTTTGATAAAGAATTTTTAATTGCAATAGCTTTTTGTTCTGGATTTATACCAAATGATCCACCCATTCTTGAAGATGCAGTTGCAGGATCGTCAATAGATACTCCTGATCTTTCAGCAATCATTCCTACTGTAGGTCTAAAATTTAAAAGTTCTCTACCACCTTCAGGTAAAAACATTTCATCATCTGGAGAAATTAAATCTTGATTTTCTACAATTTGATCTGCTAAATCTGGAAAAGCATTTAAATAAAAATCTTCCTTACTAACTTCTTTTTCTTTATAATATTTATCGTAAATTCTATCTGCCAATTCTAAATCAGGCACATTTTTGTAGTAAGGATATTCTTTTTTTATATCTTGAATACTTTTTGGCATTTAAAATCCTAAATCAAGTATATCGCCTTGTTCTTTTTCTTTTTTTTTATTATTTTTTTGTGGATCAAATATAGACATATCACCACCTAAAGATTGCATTTCTGCTTTAGCTCTTATTCCTTCTTCTTTTAAAATTTGATCTAAAGATGCTGCAAATACTTCTCTTGAACCACCAAAATTAAGTCTATCTAATTGTCTTATAATATCACCTTCAGATAATCTTGGGTTATCAGGTTCTGCAATTTTTGCTAAAGCATAACCTACATTAGTAACTGAACCTTTCATTGTTGCATAATTTTGTGCAGCTTTTGTAAATCCTTTTGATTTTAAATAATTATCTAATGCTTCTGTATTTTCAATTTTTAAAGTATCTTTTACACCTAAACTTTCTGCTAATTGTGAGGTTTGATCTGCTAGATTTTCTACAACAGAATAACCTATACCAACAGCTCCTGTTTTAGTTTCAGGTAGTCTATTTTTCATATCTCCAATAAAATCTTCTAATATACCATATTGAGTTCCTATTGATCTTGCTGTTGTTTGATCTTTAATTTGTTGTCCTGCCATACCTGCTGGTAATATCTCAACTTGACCTGTTTCAGTATTGAATCTTGTTACTGTTCCTGTAGGTGCTGGGGATAAATTAGGATTAGCTGCAATTTCTCTTTCAGTAGCAAATTCAGTTTTACCTGTTTTTGAATTATAAACAGCTTTTGTAGTACTAGCTTTAGGAGTCATATATTTTTGTAATTGTGCTGTTTGTAAAGCAGCAGGAAGTAATGATGCAAAAGGATCTTTGCCTTGAATACCTTGACCATAAATAGCAGAACCCAATAAAGCACCTTGAGGTATTTTATCTAAAAGTCCACCAGATTGATTCATTGGTGAATTTAATAAACCTTGTAATTTTTTTAATCTTTCTGAAAAATCTATCATTATATTAATCCTCTTTGTTGTAAGTATGGTATATTGAAAGGGTTGTCTGCCATATTTATGCTACTTAATAAGCCATAGGGAGCTGTAGAATAGCCAAACTGCTGATTTGTACCCAATATACTACTGATGTTATTTTTAGCATTATTATAGCTAGTTTGCAAATCAGAACTTAACCCTGAACCTGATGTGCCAAGATTACTAAAGTATTGATTGACCATAGAATCTTGAGGTGTTGTTCCTGTCATAGCATAAGGTAATTGAGATATTGCATTATTTATAAATGCTTGTTCTCCATCACCACCATCACCACCATCACCATCACCACCTTGAAATCCAGATGATCCAAAACCTAACAAATCTTTAGCTTGTTGAGTTTGATATAATGTTTTTAATCCACCAATTACTCCAAGATTTAATGGATTTGATTTAACATTAGCTGCATAGTTATCAAAAAAACTTGTAATGGTATCTGGTCTTACATTGTAAGGTGTAAAATCTGCTTGTATTATATCTCCTGTATCTCCAAAATGTGACATATCAGGTGTAGATGTTATTGCTCCAGCTATATCTGCCATAGTTGGTCTGTCACCACCATCACCACTTGAAGTAGGACTAGGACTAGGAGATGAATATTGACCTACAGCACCATATTGTTCTCTAGCATCTCCACCATCAGAATTATTATTACCACCACTTGATGAACCACCGAAATCGGATTGTGAAGCATCTCTACCACCAGCCATAAATTCTCCTTATAAAATTATTGAAATTACAAATAGTACACCAAGTATAATAATATACTTAGATGTATTATTATCTATGTCTGTTTTTAAATCGTAAATTATTTTATTTATTTTATCCATTATAATAGTCCTCCTAATAATCCACCTATACCACCAACTATAGCACCTGGAGCTCCACCGAATGATCCACCTAATAAAGCACCACCCATAGCAGTTGAGAATGGATTAGCTTGTGTTTGAGATTGAGCAGTTGTTACTGGAAATCCACTTGCTATTGGAGTAGCTAAACTTGCATATTGTTGTAATGCTTGTAGTGGAGCTAGTTGTTGTTGTCTTTGAATGTTTTCTAATTGAGATCCTGTTTGAGTTAAACTAGGTACTTGAGTAGCTAAACCTAATTGTCTACCTCTTTCTTGACCATATTCTTGAAATGCTAAAGGTAGTGCAGCTTGAGCTACTTGAGAAACTACTTGATTTTGCATCATTGGAGAACCTGGTGTTCTACCTGCACCACTAAATTGTTGTGCTACATTAGTATAAACATCTCCAGCAGTTTTTTGTAATAAGGGTGAAAGGAAAGGATTTAAATATTGTCCACCAAGTGTTGCAGCCATTTGTTGTTGTGCAGCTGTACCTAATGCTTCTTGTCCTGCAAGTCCTGTTAAAGTTTGTTGTGATGGTGGAACATATCCAGTTGCACCTACACCTTGACCATATAAATTTGTAGCTTCTGAAAGTATTTGTCCTAAAGCAGGTTCTGCTGCTGCATAAGGTGTTACCCCTTGTGTTGTTGCTGTATTACCGCCTGATGATCCTCCGCCAAAACTCATATTTTATCCTCTTGTTTAATTTGTTTTTCTAAAACAACATGGGTTCTTTTGTAACCATGATTATTATAGACTTTTTGCCAACCTGGTCTAGCAATTAGTTCCATCATTTTGCAACCTTCGTCTTTAGCAAATTCTTCAACTCTACTTATGAGATGTTGCCACTTAGACATTTGCCTTCCAGTTACAATATAGACATGACATACTTTACCATGTTTTCTTTTTATTATTTCAGTAACGACTACACCAAAATATTTATCATTTGTTTTTTTTTGGTTTTTATCCCAAATAACCCAAACTTGAAATTTACCTTGTTTAGCTAGGTCGTAAACAAAATCTGAATCGGTAAGTTGACCTGAATAAGCTAAAGCAGATTTGATATTTTTTTCTACCATACCCCAAACTTTATCAAGTTCTTTAATTGGTATTTGTACTAATTCCATAAATACATTAAAAAATGATTAATAACAATATATTATTACGCACTCTTTTCGTCAAATATTTCTAATACACATACTATCCCTGCTATATCGTCAGCAGTTTGTGCTTTTAATTTTAAAGTATCTCCTGATTCTAAAACTATAGTACCTTTAGCTAAATTTTCAGTAGTTTTTGATGCTAAAGATATATGAGATATTTCATGTACTGCACCAGAATTTGATGCGTCTGTTGTAAATGCTTCTATCTCATTAGCTCCACTATGAATATTTGTTACTTGTATAGTTTTAATTAAAGCTGTTCTGTCTGTAGGACAGGTATAAACAACTGTACTATTAGTAGTTGTTAAATCAAACATTGAGTTTTTATATAAATTTGCCATAATTACCTTGCTTAAAACCTTGTTTTATTCTTGATGGTTATGTGAGTAAATACGAACATAATCATCTAGCACAAGCTGGTACACCAGTTGACGTTACGAATGGATTTTCAGCGAAAGCCATGTAGATGTAATTGTATGCACCATTCATTGTTAAAGCTGAATCTCTTAATTTAAAACCTGATGCTGTAAAATCTATATAATTACCTGATCCAGTTTCAGCGTCACTAACATTTGCATATAAACTATCTTGTGTTTGATTTATTGGACTTCTTTTTGTGTCGTTGATACCCCAGTTTCTTGCAATATTTATACCTTTAATCATAATCCATCTTGGTTTAAAAGATAATGGCACAAATGTTCCGTCACTTGAGTTGTTGCCGACAAAACTTCCACAATGGCTTACACCTTGCTTGTTGCCAAATAAATAACAAATAAAATCTTGGTTATTTTCATTTCCATCATTATCAGTTCCTAAACTAAAAACACTTGATGTTGGTGCTGTTGAGTTAAATAAAGAGGCTTTTGTGGATTCAGTATTACTTTGATTTAATTTAACATATTTTGAGGCATCTCCTATTCCTACATGATACACAAACCAATTAGTTCCACCACTTTCATAATTTTTTATAATCATCATAGTTGGTATAGAATTTAAGTTATGTGAAATAGTTCTATTGCTACCATTTCCTGTGTAGGTAACTATATCAAATACTCCAGATTGTTTTTTCCAACCCCAACCAACATAGGTGCTACCAGAATTATTTGTATTATTATAACCACCAGCAACAGTAAAACCATCACTATCAAAGCTAGTAAGATAGCTAGTTGATTCTCCACTTGTATCTTCTGCATCTGTA